GGGACCTGCCCCAGGTTGGGAGAGAAGTGAACCATCCGGTGGGAGACTGTGGCCCCGCAGGAGATCACCCTGCCATGGAGTCTGTTGTCCTCGGTCACCAGTCCGAGCCAACTGTTGGGGCCCTCGGCCAGTTGGCCTATCCTCTTCTGCACCAGCAGAAATTCCTTCAGTGCCTTGGCCTCGGGGTAGTCAGCCTCGAGGCCCTCGAGGACAGGCTCATTGATCATGGGTCTGCCGTTGGGTGTGAACTCTTTGGGCTCCCAGCCCTTGGCGACAAACCGCTCGGCGATCTGGTTCCTGCTGCCTGGGTTGAAGGGCACCAACTTGACCTTGGTCTTTAGGGCTATCTCCTTCGGGGGGAACAGCTCCTTCAACTCCTCACTCAGCTGGTCCTTCTTGGAGAGCAGACGGGCGTAGAGTTTCTCCCCCTCCTTCCGATTGAAGTAGAACCCCCGGTAGGTCATGGACTCGGTGAGGTCCTGCATGGTGAGCTCGAGCTCGAGGGCCTTCTCAAATATATCGGGGCACCCCTCGATGTCCTTACAGAACTTCATGAAGAGCCGGTGGATCACCTCGACATCTCGCTGGCAGTAGTCCTCCATCTCGAGTGACCATTGCTCCCACGCTGTCTCGTCTTCCTCTCCGTAGTTAAACTTCTCGAAGTCCAGCCGGTGCCCCCAGGCCTTCAGGCTGTGGGAGCCCATCAGCTTGACGGGGAGCTTCCTCTTCTTGTAGTCCTCCTCTTGAACATTGGGATAGCCAAGCCTCGCGAGAACCAGGGTGTCCCGGACAATCGCATTGGTAGCCCAGCCGGGGTAGAGGGTCGCGAGGACCGGCAGGTCATAGGCAATGATGTTGTGGCCCACCAGAACATCGGCCACCTTGAGAGCCTCGAGCCCCTTGTTCAGGTTCCCCTCCTCGGCGTGGTTGTACCTCTTGATTTCTCCAGCCTCATCCATCGTTACGATGCAGTGGATCACCTCGGGCTGGAGTCCGTCCGTTTCAATGTCAAAGAACAAAACATTGGGGTTCGACAACCCCGGCCAGTCGATATCAAACTTCATGCCTCAACCTTTCTTCTTACGACCTACAAAAATTCTACCTTCGGCCTCGCCGCTGCAATCGAGCATTGCCCCCTGGACAAGCCGAGCCTTATACATGGGCCCAAGCTCCTTGAAGAACACATGGAAGGGAAGCTCCTCAAGCTCGAGGGCCTTCTCCTTCCTGAACCTCTCGTCCCTGTCTATGTACAGCCAGCCCATGATCTCCTTGGGTGTCCTCTTGTCGAGGAAGAGACACACTGCCAGCACAGCCTCCAGGGGGTTACAGTCTTTCATCTCTCTCCCATTCCAGTATCGCTTCACCTATCAGCTGGGGTATCCGTGGCACCACGGCGTTCCCTAATTGTCTAAGTCTGTGAACCCTGCGGGGAACCCCATGAGATACTCTACAAACTCCGGTGCCAACCTCGGTCGGCCACGGCTCGACTTCGGTGAGGAGTCGTCGGAGGTATCCCTCGAGGAGCCGGGGTTCACCACCACTGCAGTCTCGAGATCTATCCCCCTCCGTTGGCCGCTCCCCCTCCTCTTCACTGTTGACTCGTTGATGACTAGGTCCGTAGCTCGAGCCCCCCTCTGACTCGCATCGGGGGTCGGCCATGAGTCTGCCGATGATCCAGATCCTGTCGCGGCGGTGAGGCGCGTTAACGGCTTGAGCGGGTATAGCATGGACCTCCACGAGATAAGAGAGCGACTCGAGATCTTGAAGTACCAGGGCAAGCCCCCGAGAGCGTAGGGCTGAAACATTTTCAACAATACAGTAGGCTGGTTTTTCCGGTACATCTCGGAGGAGGCGAAAGGCCTCTGCCCAGAGCCCACTTCGCTCCCCGTGGATGCCCTCGCCCCCGCCGGCGAGACTGATGTCTTGGCATGGGAACCCGAGGGTCCAGATCCAAGATCGAACTCCATCTGCTTGCAGTTTTTCATAGGTCAACTCCTTTATGTCTTTATAGATTCTGGTGTCAGGCCAGTGCTTCCGCAAAACCTTTCGAGCCTCGGGGCAGTTCTCACAGAACGCCAGGGTCTCGAAGGGTCTCGTGCCATCGGGGGCCCTCGCCGCCTCGAGGCCAAGCGAGAACCCACCGATACCACTGAACAGATCGAGGATGCCATACTTCAAAACGGTGTCTCCTCATCCTCGAAGTCAGGATTGACCTCCGAGTGGAGCCCCGTGTCTGGATCGTACCTCAGGTGACAGGCCAGCCCGAGGTCTCCACTGAATCTGTTCTTCAGCACTCGTACCGTGGTGAGGTTGGGGTCCTCTCCCATGGTGTCGCGGCTCAGTGCCACGCAAGCATCGGACAACTGGCTGATAGCCTGGGAGCCTCGGAGGTGGGAGAGCTCGGGGTCCCCTCCCCGCTCGGCTGACTTACCCTCCACCCTCTTGAGGTGGGACACGAGGATCATGCCGGCTCCGGTAGCCTCGCAGACCTGTGACCTCAGGCTGGTCATAACATTGTCAATGAGCCTCCGCTCGTCCCCCGTAGATGAGTCCCAGCCCGAGACCAGTATGCTCAGGTGGTCAACGATCAGGTACTCGCAACCCTCGGCGAGGCGCAGGTATCTGCAGCGGTTCAATAGGTTGTCGGAACTCATCGAGCCAAAGTGATTGTAGACATAGAGCTTGTCTTTGAACTCTTCCTCGAAGACCTTGCGGAGGTCGTCCTCGGTCACCCCCTCGCGGTCAATGTGGAGAGGCTTGCCAACGCATAGCCCCAGGAGAGACAGGCCTGTTCGAGCCAGCGATTCCTCGAGTGCGATGTACCCAACCTTCTTGCCCTCCCTCATGAGGTGGACCGCCAGTGATCTACACAGCTGGCTCTTGCCTACCCCTGTCCCCGCGCAGACGGTGACTAACTCACCAGTCCGGAGGCCATGGAGTTTCTCGTTCAATCCCATCCAGGGGTAGAGCACCGAGGGCTCGTCCTTCTCCTCAAGGATAGCGTCGATGAGATCGTCGCCTGTTACGATCCCGTCAGGCCTGTAGGTCTTGGCGTTCCAGAAGGCCTCGACCAGTTGCTCATACTTCCCCTTGGCTACGGCATCGCAGACATCGTTGCAACCCTCAGGGACCTTCATGATCTTGGCCTTACCTGGAGAGAGGAGTTGGGCTACCTCGATGGCTGCTGCCCTGCCAGCCTCGTCATTGTCGAAGCAGATGAGCACCTCCCTGAAGCTCTCGAAGAACTCGATGTCCCTCGCGACTGCTCGGGCAGCACCCGCCGCCCCGTTCGGGACAGCCACCGCCGGCCACTTGGGCTGCTTGTCCTGCCACGCGAGGCAGTCGGTCTCTCCCTCAAAGAGCGGGAGCCTCTTGCCCCCGCCCTTGAACCTGTGCTTCTGCCAGCACCCCAGGTTCCTCCCGTCCCCTATGATACTGAACTTCTTGTCGGCTGTCTTAATCTTCTGGGCTATGAGCTCTCCCGAGTCGTCGCGGTAGTCTGCCACCTGTACCCATGAGCCCTTGTGCTTGACCGCACCATACCCAGCTGCCCTGCAGGTAACCGCCCGTATCCCTCGTCCCTTCAGATCCAGGGGGCTGTGCTTCAGGAACCCCTCGGGGATCTGCTCCACCTCATCGACCTCGCCGTCAGCATGGTAGTAGGTGTTGCATGAAAAGCAGAAGCCGTGCTCGTCATCGTAGACAGCCTTCGCGTCCGAGGACCCGCAGGTCTCGCAAGCCTCATGATGAGAGAAAGCTGAGTTGTCGTGGGGTTCCTCCCTTGAGGATATACTTCGCAAAGGTTTTGCCATTATGTTTCTCGTGAAATGTTTCGATACTGTGCCCCGCCTCTTTCAGGTCAAAGATACGGGCACCAAGCCTGAAGCAACCGAAGAGGCGCAGGGCCTCCAAGGGTGTGATGCTACCTCGAGTTTCAAGGTGCTTCAGAATCTCTTGGGTTTGACTCATTGTAATACCTCACTATTACTTCGATGTATCCGTCCTCCGTGGGCTGGGCCCAGAGCTTCGAGGCCCTCACCGTTGTGATCAGCGCATCGTCAACCCAGGCTATCCCGTTCCCTGCATCGAGCAGAGACTTGAGATAGTTATCAATGTCTGGCTTGGGGTGTGTGAGCTTGGTGACCTTCGGCCTCTTGGCATAGAAGACAGCGTTAACCTCGAGCTCCCCAGCAAGGGGCTGCATATATCCAAAACTCTTTATCGTTTCTGAAATAAGAGATTCCGCATCCCTCTTCCAGCCCGAATATTTTTTGGGAAAATATGCCCACCCCTTGCTGGTCACTCGAGGACGAGGGCAGGGTATCGGGTTGATCTGCAACACCCAATGTATCTCTGCCCTGTCACTCATTAGAAGTCAGGCTCGTCGTTGGCATCGGTTGACTCGCCCGAGACATCGGCGAAGGTCTCGACCTCCTCCT